TTCACCGGGTTCCCGTTGCTCGTTTGTCATCGACTACCTCACGAACAGGTTGACCTTGTTGCTCTTTGTACCAGTCGAAGACGACGCGGAGCTGACCACCGATGGTGCGGCCCTCCTCTTTCGACAATTCTTTTATTTCCTCATATACCTCACGAGGTACGAGGACACTTTTCCAGCGTGTAGTATCCATCAATCATTCTCCGAAGCTCCGGTATGTGTAGGATTTTATAAGAGAATATGCAAGATTGCAAGAAAAACCCCGCCGAAGCGGGGTCAGTTGAGCAGTGTCTTGCAACAATACGGAGCTATACAGCCTCGCCCCATGACGGGCCTATCTCCACGTCGCACTTGCTTGGTACATCGAGGGGCACGGCTTCAGTCATAATCCTGGCGATTTCATGCGCTTCGTCAATGTTTTTTACGGACATAGCGATTTCGTCATGAATCTGGATCATGGGCAGATGCCCTGCTTTGTACAGATCGACCATGGCTTTTTTGGTCATGTCCGCAGCCGATGCTTGGATTAGCCTGTTTAATGCTTTGTAGGTGTAAGCACGTTTCAAGCGTGTCGTGGGCCCATAAGCGTCGATAGCGTCTTTGTAAGGCAAAGCTTTGTTCATCTCAAAGCTATCTGGTTCCCACAAATCGAAGCGGCACTTGCGTCCAAGGATCGAGCGCAGTGATCCGCCAGACGTTTTCTCATTCAAGCGGTTCATGACGCCGTTCATCAGGCCTTTCACAAACGGAACGCGGTCGTGGTATTGCTTGATGATGCCCTTGGCTTCTTCGACGGTAATGTCGAGCTGTTCTGACAGTTTATTGACGCCCATGCCATACATCATGCCAAGATTGATCGTCTTGGCTTGCTTGCGTGGGATGTTCGCCATCTCTGCAACCATGGTATGGAAGTCAGTGCTTGGGTCTTCGTTGTAAGCAGCGACAAACTCTGCCGCTCCTTCCAGCTCAATTCCTCGCATCTTGCCGTATACATGGGCATAATGGACCAAGATTCGCGGTTCTTGCTGCGAGAAGTCAATGGCAGCCCATTGTTCGCCTTCTTCGGGGAGAAAGAGTGAACGGATCATAGGACCCAACTCTGGGTCGCGGGCTGGAATTTGTTGTAGATTAGGGTTCGACATCGAGATACGCCCCGACACCGTGCCGCCGTCGTCCGAACGGATTTGATTTATATGAGCATGTATTCGGCCATCACTGTGGCAGTGTTTCATGATGGTATTGATGAAAGTGCCGGATGTCTTATTAAGATTCCGAGCCTGAACAATGAGCTGCGCGAGGGGATGATGGTTCTCTTGGAGGAACGTCTTAGTAAAGCTCGGTGCGCCCTTTTCGGTCTGGGGATAATGGATGCCAGCTTTGTCAAAAGCTTTAGCGAGCGATTGAGCCGCCCAGATTTCCACGTCACTGCCCACAATGTGCTTAATCTGTTTGAGGACATCCCGTTCGCGCTTGAGGAGGCTATCACGAGTCCGCTCAACTCTATCCTGGTCGACGCGAACGCCCCGCATGGTCATGTCGACGAGGCATGGGAGCAGATCAAGTTCGAGATTAGCGATAGGCCACAAGTCTTCTCTGCTAAGTTGTCCCGAGAAGTAATTCCAGAGTTCGAGGGTAAGTTCAGCATCCGCTTCTGCGTATGGCCCGACGTACATAGCTGGCATCTTCCACATTTCAGCTTTCGGGTCGATACCGAACTCTCTGGCAGCCTCGACTAACGCCTTCTCCGACTTGGTCTTGTTGAGCAAGTCGTAGGCCAGCGCGTTCAAGCTGTAGCTGAAACGGTTTTCGTCGAGCAACGAGGCAACCACCATAGTGTCGATAATCCGACCGTTGACGGTAAACCCTGTTGCTCTGATCCAGCCAAGGTCATACTGAGCATTGTGCATGATCTTGTCAGCGGGACATTCAAATACTTTTTTGAGCCAGCGCGAAACAATCTTTTCGTCAAGGTTGCCGCCGCCCATGTGTCTGACAGGCAGGTAACCTGACCAGCCGTCAACTGCAATGGCATAACCTACGATGTAGCCATCTTTTGTGGGCCAGCCGGGACCGTTCTGCTTGAGGTTCGAGTCCTTTGTTTCAACGTCGATTGCAATCTTCGACGCGCCTGTAATGTCCGGCAACTCCAGTGGGGGCACCCACTCACTTTTGGGTGCGAACATCGCCATCTGTAATCCTGCCAAAATCTGGTTCCTCTTCTTTTAGGGCAAATTCGCCGCCCAGTCCTGTATAGCCTGCCTTGTCGATCCACGAGTCGACGTGGTCGATGCTTTCCATTAGCCTGCTTGTTTTGACCCAATCCATCATCAAGGCGACGTGGGCCGGGGTTATTCTGCCGTGTTTTTTGATTGCGGTCTTGGCAATAACGTCCCAGCCGATAGCAATGCGCCCGTGGTTTACATAAGCATCGCCGTAGTCTTGAGCCCGTTGGCCGTTAATCAGGTCACGCGCTTGGTTGAGGATGTGGTCTCTGTTCATTAGTGTTCTACCTTATTAACGTAGCCTGCAAATACAAAGGTGCCTAATTCTTCGTCGAACTCAAACTTCACGGATGGAATCTCATCGTTGCGAACTGTAGGGTCATTCCACATTTTCTGAACGCGGATGGCTTCAAAGTCGATGACGCCCATCTCTTTGTATTTCTTGCGCTTGGCCAGCTCATGCTCTTTCCATTCATCCCAAGTCATTTTCTTCATAGGTCATAACTCCTTGATAAGTCTTCTGCGTCGACGATGTAGAGGTTCTGCTTGGTCCGTGTGACGCCAACATAAAACACACGGTGCATGTCATCTGGGTTAATCCGCATTTCTTCGTCTGCGGCTGGACTGAGGTCCGTGAACAACACGACGTTATCCGCTTCGCCGCCTTTTGACCCGTGGATCGTGGATGCTGTAATGCGGGGAATGCCATTAAACTTCTCTCCACGACGTAACAATGCCGTGATATAGGCTCTGTCCGTTTCGGGCAGCTTATCCATGGCCTCTGACCAAATCATGCGTGAGGTCGCCAGCAATCCGTGGTTAACAGTCAAGTCCTGCAAGTTAACTAAATCAAGGTCTCCGACACCCGGCAGCTTTTTAAAGCCACGCGTGACGCGATTACCGATGGACATAAAGCTGTAAATCTTGCGGGCTACCTCACCGGAAACTTCTTTTCCTTTACGCAACTGCTCCCATCCATTTACTGCGTCAGAAATCTCTTCGCTGATGGACCGATGGCCGCGGTAGTTGAATAAATGACCGTTTGATTTCAAGTATTTAGCCACAGGCTGTAGATGGTAGCCTGCCTGCGATAAAATGAGCCACGACCCTTGTGTCATGTCGAGCGCACTGATAGTGTTCACTCGCGTCACGTTGCCGGCCCCATCACGGGGTTCGTATCTTTTCGGAAACCGTCTGGCAATGCGACGCACCACATTCTCCGCCACTTCATGCACGCGCCGAGGAATACGGTAAGACTGCGACAGCGTCTCCGATCCGCCGGGTAGATTGATGAACCGGTCGACGTTTGCGCCAGCCCAGCGATAAATGGCTTGGTCGTCATCGCCCGCGGCATACATGCGCGTCGATTTCGCATCCAAGATGTCGGCGATGTCCCACTGTAGGTTGCTCAAGTCTTGCGCTTCGTCAAGAAAACACAGCTCAAACTCTGGGCAATACTTATCCGACTGGCGGACAAACTCTGTCAACATATCGGTAAAGTCGTACAAACCCATCTTTTCTTTGTACTCACGCAAACACTTGTCTACATAGTTAACCGTATTCCAATCCGGTTCAATGTTGCTGTGGTTATATTGGTCCCGCAGCGATACCTGACGCATACGCGCCAAGTTAATCAAGCCAAGAATAGGATCGTTGGCCGCGGTCATCGTTGGGATGTCCTCAAACTGGTCGTGTTTTGCGCCAACTAGACTTACGCCGATGGCGTTCCCCAGCTCTTTGTAATGCGCCGCCTGCATGACCTGTTCTGGTCTAATATCTGTAGAAGTTAGCGCCAGCGAATGCAGGGTGCGGAAGTAGATCAGGTCTTTCTTTGGATCGAGCCCAAACCGCGCTGCGGCGCGTTCTTTGGCCTCGTTAGCCGCTTTGCGGGTAAAGGCCAGGAAAGCGATGCGATGGGGGTGTACGCCCGCTTCTAGGGCATCGTCGACCATATTTAGTAGGGTTGTGGTTTTGCCCGTCCCGGGCGGTCCAAATATCCTAAACATTCTCCGCCTCTATCTGTCTGACTATCTGGCGGATACGCTCCCGGCTTAACCCGTAAATGCGCCCTATGGCGGTAAACGTCATACGCTTCTTCGACCATGCTTCGTAAATCTTGCGGTTGCGTATTGTGTAATCATGCTTCGTCAAAACGGTGCCTCCTGACTGCCAAATGCTGGGGGATCAATATCAACATCGACACTGTCGAACGAAGGTATTTGCCAGACCCTAACCGCACGGCCTTTAATTTTTAACACAACGCTTTCGCCGTTAATATCGCGCAGGCGTTGGGCAATCTTGTGGGATTTGTATTCAAAAAACTTATTTTTCCGCAAGAAAGCTTCAAAGTCTTTGAGGCGGAAATAAGTGATGCCCTGCTCTTCATCGGTCCATGGGCGGCGGAGCAGGATTTCTTCTTTATCCTGCGCTTGCTGTAGATGGCGGCAGAACTCTTCTAAGTAATCATAGAACTGACCGCTGATACTAGCGTCTTGTGCCACTTCGATGATCGCGCTTTCGTTGTCCCGCATTTCAGTAAGCAGGGTGCTTATGCGGCCTTCCCATTGCTGCTTGGCTACGGAGCGCGGCATAAAGTTAAGCTGCTCCATGCAAGCCCGCTGGAACGTCATCTGGTTCATCAAAGCTTCTGTGTCTAGCTCCAGAGGCTCACCGTTGACGTCCATGAACCACACAGGTGGTGTCGAATTGTATTTGCGAAGGTTGGCTATGATGGCACCAGATACCGCGGCCCCAACGCCGTGTTGCCTTGTGCGGCATAGCTCTTTGTTACAGTAAGCCTTGATTGGAGCGTCGTTGCATTTGTAAGCATAGTCTTTGCGCTGGACATGCTTGGCAACTATGTTGACCTCCGGCAATGGCAATGGCGGAGATAGGTACTCCATGTTGTAACGTAGTATTTCGGATTCCCAACTGTCAGGATATGCTTTTCGTAAATACACCCCGATGTTGAATAGCCCATTATTTCGGCCCCCTTCGCTGATCTTAATCTTACAAAGTATCTGCAAACAGGGCGGGCCGTCCTGAAGTAGTTCGGTCTCGCCGCTGCCTACTACTTGCAGCTTAACAACTTCTTCTGGGGTTTGGGCATATTTATCGTACAGCTCAAAAAATTCTTCGAGCGTCGCTGACGTACCGTCATCTAGGAATGCGTAGCGCAGACCGTTTTCATGGTCGTAATACGGCAGATTTAAGAAATTTCCGACATCCCCACGGTCCAGATGCAGTTTGACCTGCTTGGGGAATATTTCGCTCTCTCCATAACCGAGGGCCGCGGACATATGTTGCAGAGCCTTCTGCATGTCCCTTGCTTCGACCCA